CATTGGGGAACTTGGCGGTGTCTTTGTACGCATCGGGTCCAACAGCCAGCACAAACAAAATAGTGGTTGAGTGCTCTTCCTGACGCATAACCGACTCCGCTTTTACAAGACTGGAGTTTTCAAACTTATCTGACACATCAGGAACACCACAAAGAATCTTCCATCCTGTTGGCTTGGGTAACATCCGCCCGCGCTCTTCAATAGGGATTTCCTCTGTTGGCTCTTCGACTTGTTGAATTGGCTCCGGCATTTGAATTCCCGGAGGTAGTAATAGATCGCTCATCGTCATCGTCCTCTTTGTTTGCTGCTTCTACAAGGTCAAGTAAGTGTCGCTCTGCGAGGGCAAGACCCTGAATTACCCCGCAGAGTTTTTGATAAGAGGCAAAATCGGTGCAGACGCCATTAGCCATGTCGTCCGTGTAGTCGTTCATATCTTTGCGTATCTTGTCGCGCAGTACGCTTGCGAAGTTGTCCATCATTTAGTTTTGTTCTCCTGTGCTTTAGTTTTAGCGATGTCAATACCCATGCGAACACCTTCGCGTTCTTGTTGCGCAGCAGTGTTTTCTTTCTGCTGCTGCATGGCGGTAGCTGCTTTAAAGCCTTCAAGCTCCATACGTGCTTCAACTTCTTGTTTCTTAAGCTCAAGCTCATCGGCTCTTGCAGCAGCGTCTGTCGCCATCTTCTTCTCTTTCAGCGCGACTTCTTGCTTCTTGATGTCAAGCTCTGCCATTTGCATCTGAATAACAGGGTCTTGTGCCTGTGCTTGCGCCTGCGCTTGTGCCGCTTGCGCTTGGTTCTCTTGCAGTACTTGTTGTGCCGCTTGAGCCATCATTGACGACAACGCCATCTCAACTTGCGGAGGCAACTTCTCGTCTTCTGGTGGGAGAGCCACACCCATCTGCTGCTCGATCTTCTGACGATATGCGTAAGCCACGTGCTCTGCAATGTGCGCCATCATTGCTGCTTGAATCTGCGATGCTCTTGGGTTTTGGCCAACAATCTGCTGAATAACAGGGTCTTGCACCGCAGCCATGTGCACTTGAATATGCGCCTGATGATCTTGGTAGAAAAACGCCTTGACGGGTTTGCCTTTAAGCACGGCCATGTTTTCAGCCACAGGATCGCGGGGCTTCTGATCGTCTTCCAACGGCACCAACTTTTCTGCATTCTTGATACCCAGCACTTCCAACATCTGACGGTGCAAGAACGGCAGGTCATAAATATCCGGAGCCATCTGCGCCATCTGAATGACGGCTTGGTACTGCACCACACGCTGCGACATCGTCGCTGCATTCGGATCGCTGACCGGAATCAGATCTACCTTGTCGTAGTCTTCACGTTTGGCTTTCTTGTTGCCGTACTCAGGTGTGTACTCGTAGTTGGGGTCGGTGTAGTCACGAATGATTTCTTTAATAAGCTTGAACTCACGCTTTAGTGTGTAGTGCACACGCGCTTGTACGGCTGTCATAACCTTCAACTGTCTTTCCAACAACGCCAGTGTCGTACCCACTGGAGCCTGCGCCGACATGTCGGAGACTTTCATATCCGCAGTCGCTGCAAAGCGACGACCTTCGTCAACAATTGTACCCAAGAGGTTGTAGAGAACTGTAGACGGTTCCTTGTATGGCAGAGGCAGAATGCTGTCGCGGATGTTGCCTGATGCTACGTCCACATCACGCCACTCACCCGGAGCGATAGGTGTGTCGTCGCCCTTAATACGCAGACCGCGTGACTTCAGCCCACCGGGCAAGTTCGACAGCGTACCTGCATCAACGAGTTGCCTCATCAACGAAGTCGCGTTCTTTGCAAAACCGCCGATCAAATGGAACAGACCAAAGCCATACGCACCAAAACCGGGGATGTACTGGTAGTGCACAAAGTGCTGACGCTTCAAACGCAACGGGTCTTCGTGCTTCCAGTTTCTGCGGATAGCCAGCACTTCATTACTGCCTTTAATGAGTGTGACGACGTATGGCAACGCGACTTCTGTATGTTCTTTGTCCTCATCCACATCTGCGTGGGGGTCGTCCTCAATATATAAGTCTACGTGGCACTCATACAGCGTGTATCTGTCGTCGTTCAGATCAGAGAAGCCTGTCTCTTTGTCCTTAGCTTTCTGAATATCCTCTACCTTGCGATCCGGATCGCCCAAGTCAACATCACGGTAGAACCCCGCCTGCTGCAACTTGATGATCTCGTTCTTGGTCTTGCGCATCACGTGTGTGAAACGATGGCAGGTGTCCATATCTGTTGCACCGTACGGCAGGATGCCGTCTTCTGCTGGCACGAACATCGATACTTGGCGCCCCAAACTGGGATCGTAGTAGACCTTCTTAAACGCCGAGCCAGTAGCTGGTAGGCTCCAAAGCATTCTCTCGTGTTCTGGTCGGTACTCTGACATGACTTCGGTCAACTCAAAGTTCATATCTTCTTGCACTCGCTGCGCTGCTTCTTTGATCTCCGGCGTTTCTTTACCAATGATTTTGGTGCGCACAGGTCCTTGCGCGGGGAATGTTTCTGAAATCGTCTCAGACTGAAAGCGCACAACTGCTTCGGAGAGCATAGGGTGGAACACGCCACACGCACCTGACCACGGCTCTGTTCTCTCTTCAATCTGAAGGCCGAGCAACTTAATGCCTTCGACGTACGCTTTTTCCCACTCCTTGCGAGAGTTTTTGTCGTTCTCAATATCTTCCAAAAGCTCAGACGCCAGCGACTCAATCGCCCGTTCATCCAACTCTTCTGCCAGATTGGCATCAAAGTCGTCCTCAACTTCGGCTTTTAAAACGTCCAACTCAAAGCCCGGACCCTTGATACTGACCGCTTCTGGGTCAACGATCTCAATCTCCAATGCTGGCTCATCGCTCTCTGCGTCCAGCACATCCAACCCGGCAGGGGCTTGGTTTATTGATTTATCAATTGGCATGATTTGTCCTTAGTAGTACGCCGCTTTTCTGGCGCGGTGATATATGGGTTCGTCTTTTTCGTCGGTATCAAGGGTAATGAACCCCCCTTGCCTAAAGCGTAGCAGTGCTTGCGACGTAGTATCCACGAAGTCATCGTGTTCGCCAACCGGGAAAGCCGCTACTTCTTCGATAACTTCTCGTGCCCATCTGGTGTCAGGTGCCCAGACTTTTCCGCTGGTGAAGAGGTCGGCGACTGCGTTGAGTCGGACGTGTTTGTCGTTGCCCCGGCTGGGGGAGAACTCCTGAACTGGAATACCCATTGCCCGAAGTTCTTGAATAAGCGGGGCACCTGCTGCCTTTTTCTCCACAATGAATGCATCAGGCTCCCATTCTTTATAGTGTTTCAGCGCAGCTTGTTTCAAATCTGGAAACGCCATGCGTTCTTTGAACGCGTCCAGCAGGATTAACTGCGGCGTGTCGTTCTCTTCCTCATTGTAGAAAATACCCCACGTGGTGCAAGCCGAATAGTCGGAGTTGTTCTTGGTCTCAAACGCCGTATCCCACGACTGGATGACATACTCACACCGGGGTGGATTGTCGCTCTCCCAGATGCGCCAGTGTTTGCGCGAGATGATGGCCGAGTTCTCTGAGGTGGGGCTTTGCATGTACTGGGCGTTCCAGTACCGGGGGTCGAGCGATGCTTTGACTTTCTTTAACTGCTCCAACGGCCACTGCTCTGGCCACAGGCTTTTCTCGTTCTCATCGTTCTCATTTAAGATGGCGGGGAGTTCCACGATTTCCCACGGCTCCGCGTCTGGGTTTCTAGTTTGGTAGTCTATAAGCCGACCGGTTAGATCAAGCAATGACCATCGGGTCATAATCACAATGATTGCCCCACCGGGCATCAGACGTTGCAGAGGGCCTGTCTGGAACCAACTCCACGCCGTATCGAACGCCAGACGGCTATTGGACTTTACATCCTGTTCAGAGTGAGGGTCATCAATAACAAATAAGTCAGCACCGCGACCAGCCAGAGCGCCACCAACACCCGCTGCGTAGTATTGTCCGCCTGCTCCGGTACTCCACTTTCCTGCTGCTTTCTGGTCATCTGCAATCCGCGTATCTGGGTAAAGTTCTTGGTACTCTTCTGACTCAATTAAGTTCCGCACCCGCCGTCCAAAGTCTTCCGACAAGCCCGCCGTGTGGGTGCCCATGATGATCTTCTTGTCGGGATACTTGCCTAAAAAATAAGCTGGAAACAGGTAAGACGAGAACTCGGACTTACCGTGACGCGGGGCAATATTAATAATCACCCGCTTTTTCTTGCCGTTAATTACATCCTCAAAGATCTTTGAGAGCTTCCGGTGGTGGGGGCCGATCTTAAATCCCGGATACACGTGGGTGGCAAACCCAAGCATGGAGTCCCGCCCAATCACTTTACTGGCGCGGGCAGCGCGTTCTTCCAAGTCGGCAAGTAGTTCTGCTTTCTCCCGTGGAGTCAGCGTTGGGAGGGCGCGTTGGAGCGCCGCTATTTCTTCAGGACTCAGTACTGGGTTCATTGTCTACACTTTGACATTCTATTTCTTCGACTTCTCTAACATCCGTGATGTCCACGATCTTGGCGAACTTGCCCAGCTTTTCCTTGATCCGCGCTTCCAGTTCAGCGTCGGACAACTCTGTCTTCTTAATCTCTATCTTCTCGGTGAACAGCCCCACTTCCGTGACTTTGCCCAGAAGCGCCAATGCTTTAAGCCTGACGCTGGCTGTCGGGTGTTTGGTTTCTTCCAGCAGTTGGGCAACAGCGTAGCCGCGAATCTCTTTGGCCTGATTGATGAACTCCCAGTCATAAGCCGTTAGCATAC